GCGTTGGCACTGATTCCAAGTCAGGCGACCATCAATCGAGCAAGTGTCTTTGCGACCCCAAGATGACCAAGCATTTTCGACAACACGGTTGCCCGGCGAGTCGAGTGAGCCGTCTGCATTGCGCTTGCGAACTTGCAGGCGAACACCAGCAGAGCCGACAACATTGCTGTTCAAGATTTGAATATAACGCTTGGCATACGGGTCATTGCGCGATATTTCGCGGCAACGGTCACGCAAAATGCGTAAAGATGGGCTGATTTCGCTGTCAGCAGACAGTGATTGCGTGATAAAATCGGAGAAAAGACGGCCTGTTTCTGCGCCATAGTATGACCGCTTCATGTGTTTTGGCTTCTGTTTCGTGCGTAGAAAATCAAAAAATGCCATCGGTTAGAACCTCACCAGAATTGTTTGGCCTGTCTTTTCACCATTCTCAGCAAGCTCTTTATTGATTTCGCGCTGATATTCGGCGCGATAGCTTTCACGCGCTTCCATAAGTTCAGCAAATGAGAATTTAGTTAGGCTGCGACCATTGATGCTGTAGTTAGACACATCGCTGTCGGCTTTGCCGGACAAGATGCTCTCAATCTTATTGAGCATAATCTCGGCATGACTGCGCGGGTCTGCGCCGTTCACATCCAAGTCTTCGATTACGTCGAATGTGCCGTTGTCAACCACGATGCGATTGCCAGAAGATGTCTCTGTGATGTCAAGCTGCCAGTGGTAATGCCCGGCGGTGTAGTTTTCGGTCACGCTGCTTGCGGCAGAAAATAAATAGTAATCGGCGTTCTCTGTCGCGGCAATCTTGAACTCAGTAGAGCCAGCATGTGTTGACCGCGCAACTATCTCGGCAGAGTGCGTGGCGACAGGATAATCATCAACAAGGTCGGTTCGCTTCCACTGAACAAAGTCACCAACAACAAGTTTGTGCGGTTCAGTTGTTGGCGCGTTATCAGCGTCGAATAAATTAGCCACGGCATGACCCCTGTGTAAAGAACGACTGCTTCTTGTCGCGCCGTTTAACAACCTTGCTGTGTCGCCCCTTGCGCCGTATCTTTAACTTGACACGCGGTTCTGCGACCCCAAACTTCTTTGCCATCTTACATCATCTCCACGAATTTGCAAAGCCTGTGCTGGGTGGCCTACGTCTGGCCGTCCTGCGCTCCACCTTAACTTCTTCTGCAACGTCGTCTGGCTTCTGTCTGGCCTTCTGCCTAGATGCCATTGCGTTGATATTCGTGTTAAGTATAGCAGAAGCAGCGATGGCATACACCCTGCAATCGAGTGCCTCGTTTCTTGCTCGTGTTTTGCGCCATTCGCGCTTTCTGAACCCTTTGTGAAAGCGTGTCACGATTTCCTCGGCGGTCAGCATCCGAAAATACTCGTCGTCTCGGTCGATAGGGAAATGGCAATAGCCAGCACCCGTCTCTTGAATACGCAAACGCGAATAAACAATCTCTTTGGCCGTATCAACGCCAATCGGGAACAATTTACATTTCATATTGTTGTTTGTGCTGGGTCTGCCGACAAGCGGCTTGCCTTCGCCGCCGACACCTTTGATAGCAAAGATGCGCCGACCATAACGCGGCTTGCAGTATTTATAGACGGCCTGCGTAAAGTGACCGCCAGTATCAATCGCACCAGACTGGATTATCAACTCAAAGCTATCTTCGCGCTCGTATGTTGTCGCCATCAGCGCATCAAGGTCTGACCAAAGCTGCGGTGCGGCAGGGTCGCCATACAAAACTTTATAGTCAAGCGACCAAGTTTCTTCGTCACGGCCAATGCCTAACACCTCGACCTCAAGTCGGTCATCCTGAACGTCAATGCCAGCAGTTACCATCACAACACCGTTTGGAACTTTCTCGCCCCAATCTTCGCGTCGCTCTGCGATGTCATGCTCTTGGACACGCTCACCACTTTCGGCAAAAGTTTCGCCCAAGTAAGTGTTGACCCATACGCGCAAAGTCTCTGGCAGCTTCTTAGCTTCCAAAAACTCGCGCACTGCACTTTCGATAGGTGTCCACGGTGAACACAAACCAGATAGTCGGAAGCCCGCCTTCCCGACTGATGGGTTGGTGGCGACCCATCTGCCCCTGCGTATTGCTCGGAAACGAGCCGCATCATCCCAAACTGAACCGCAGTGTTCGCAGATATAAGCCGCCGTCTCTGGCGCGTCCTTATCCCACTTTACGTTGCTCCACCGAAGCACTTGTTCTTCACCGCAGTCTTTACACGGGACATGATACTCGCGTTTATCCGTTTCTTCAAATGCTGCTTCGATGCGGCTGGCATCTTTGACCGTCGGCGTGCTGACCATTACAATCTTGCGGTTTGTGAATGTGGTCGCCCGGCGTTTCGCCAAATCAATCGGGTCGCCTTCTGTGCCAGCACTGTTCGGGAAGCGGTCAACCTCATCGCATAGAACTAGGCGAACAGGACGCGACGCAAGACTTGATGGGCTGTTTGCGCCGCACATCGTTATGTGACCGCCAGCGAATTGCTTTTTCAAGATACTGTTGCCGCTGTCTCTTGCACGCGGGTCTTTAATCTTGTCAGCCAGTGTCGGGCAATCCCGAACCATAGGCGCGAGACGGTCTTTAGAAAATGTTTGTGCCATCTCAAGTGTCGGCTGCACAACCAGCATCGGGGCTGGGTCTTGCGCGACATGATAGCCAATCAGGTTTAGTATCATCTCTGTCTTGCCGACCTGCGCGCATGACATGATGGTAACTTCTTCGATGTTGTCGTCCGATATAGCATCCATAATGCCGCGTTGATATTCGGCACGGCTGGTATTCCACGCGCCGTATTCGCTCGATGCTTCGCTCGACAGCACGCGATATTGGTCAGCCCATTCGCTGATGCTTAAATCGGGCGGCGGCTTTACTGCGTCCAGTGTTCGCTGGACGACAATCTTAGCCGCTTGCTTGTTCGGTATCGTTATCGTCTTCATACGTTTCCACCACGCTGTTTGACAGTTCATCCAATGCGCTGTTGACGTAATCTTTCAACAGCGACTTCGCTTCTTTCACATTGTCCGCACTAAACACATCAGGCGCAGCTTTTGCAGGCAATGCCATCATGCGCGCGCGAAACACGCTAAAGATGTTCTGGTTAATTTCCGCAACCATCTCGACGGGCAGCAGCAGGCCGCGTTCTTTAGCCAGTTCAATCTCTGCCATCTCAGCTTCGGCGGCAACCTTGCGTGCGCGTGCCTCGTCGTAGCTTAGAACTTCGCTGCTTGTGGCAACCTGACCGATGATTGCTTTGGCCGCGTCGTCGAGTTTGTAATACTTGCCACGCTTGTCGGTCTTCGCCGGGACTACATCATTGAGGCGTTTGGCTACAGCACGCCTGTCCATATTAAACTCAACACCTAAAGCCGATATTGTCCATAGTTTCTGCGTCATACTCATCTTGTCAAATCTCCTCGTGGTGGCCTTTGGCTTTTTTCCTATCGCTAAAAAAAGTTTGGGGTTTGAATTACCCGCAAACGGGTTGCATAGGAAAGAACCTAGTTATCTGGCAGTCTTTAGTGCGTATCTTAACGCTTTGCGGAAGTTCTTTGTTAGCTTGTCGCTTACATACTTGTCGCTTGAACCATACAAGTCATAGCGTCGCTTGTAAGCAGGCGGCGCGCTTGTGAAGTTCAAAATCTTTTTTGACTCGCCGCCTTCTCGCTTGCGAATACCAACAGGCTGTCCGCCTTTTCTTGCTATGTAGAAACCTTGCGAACCTTTGCGTCGTGCGTTTGCACGGAAGCCGACCTCACCGAACGCCTGCACTTGCGAAAGAATTTTTGTATAGTAGCCCCCGGTTATATTGCCAGCAGCATTACGCGGTGCGCCTGATGCAGGTGCTGTGTATATCTTGCGTCCAACCTTTTGGCTCAACAGCTTCTCGTGCCGCTTCTGTCTTCGGCGTGTGCCTGCAATGTTAGGTGTCAAATACTTATAGGCTGGCGTTCCTTTGCCTGAGAACTCCCTAAAGAACACACGCGACTGGATGGGTCGGTCTTTCTTGTTAGCTGACTGATATGCGATTGACTTCAATGTGTATGCAACAGGCTTAGTGAAACTTCGTTTCATCTCGCGCTTCTGCTCACTCAATAAGCCTTTGGCTGTATTGGTCAAGGCCAACGCAGTGGCGAATGGCAACTGCTTTGCTTGTATCCTGTCCAACTTTTTGGTCAGCCTTTTTATATCTGTGTTTACGTCTAATCGTATTGTCAAAACGGTATCTCATCATCAAAGTGTTCATCGCCCTTGATGCCAACAACCTCAGCACCCGGAAACGCAATCTTAGCTGCATGAACATCCATTTGACTGCGCCACGCACGCACAATGCGCGCGACCTCAATGACAGTATAGACTGGTAAGTCGGTCTGCGCCAATGTTGCGGCACTGTTATCTTTGGCGATAACTATCTGCATCTCATCCTTGCCATCTTCTTGTGGGGCAGTTGCGTGCCATAATTCTGGCGGAACTGCCCTATGACCGCTTGCAATCGCCTCTTTCTCTAGTGCAGCCCACCCACGCAGCATGACACCCGCACGCTGAATAACTAGGTCAACGTCCTTGTCATGCAGTGCCACATCCAGCTTTGCGCGT